TTTGTATTTGTTTTGCAATCATCTGTGCAGCCATATCTAAGAAATGGTCTGCTGTACGCATAAATAAATTTCTTAATGCTTCTTGTGCTGTCATAGATCCTTTAATAATACCTTTAAATGATTCTCCAAATGCACTACCGACTGTATCTGCTAATGAAGCTAAACGATTAATAGGATCAGCTAAAGATTCTAATTCATCTCTAACCATCGCAATATTTTTTGTAAGTTTTTCACCTAATGCTCTTTCTAAAGCTAAATCTAACTGTCGAACACCTTCTGTTCTTTCTTCAATTTTCTGTAAACTATCAACTCTTTCATCTCTGATTGCAGAAGGAGTTGTTATCTGTGGTGATATAGAAAAACTTGCTTGATTATTAAAAACTGAACTTCTTAAACGATCAAAGAAACTAACTTTATCTTTATTACCTATTTGTTTTGTTTTTTCAGCTTGAATAACCGCTTCTTGTAATCTTTTTTGAACTTTTAAACTACCTTCAGTTCTTAAAGCATCTCTTAATTGATCTGCTTTAGCTATACCTATTTTATCTTCGGCTGCTTTTATATCATCTAATAATTGAACATTTGTTTTTAATCCTTTTACTAAATCAAAAGTTGCTTCATCACCAAATGTTATTAATAAAGATTTTCTAACATTTGCATCAAATGCTGCAAAGCTTTGTGCAGCTTGTAATGCTTCTTGTTTTGATATGCCTAATTGTTTACCTAATTGACTTATACCTTTTGCAGTAAAGAACGAACTACCACCTGCTGCCTTGATAGAAACATTTAATTTTTCTACAGATTTATTAAATTCTTTAGATTTTTCTATTTGAGAAGCAATAGCTGTAGCAGCAATAGAAGCAGCAAATCCTCCACCAGGAGCTAATGCTCCTCCAATACCACCAGCTACACCTCCTAACAATGAACTAATACCACCAGCACCAAATAAAGCAGGAAAACCACCACCAATTAAAGCACTACCAAGACCACCTTTCACTCTTGCATTTCTACCTCCTGGAAAAGAAAATAAACCTCCTGCTCTTTGTCCTCTTTTACCAAACCCAAATTTTTCAGCACGAGTAAATGGAGTCGCTGGCCCTATTTGCCCTCCTTCAACACCAAATTCCATATCTGTAAAAGCTGCTCTTGCAGACTGCTGTGCTAATAAAGATGCTGCTTTTGTAGTTTGTTTAACATTAGCTTTTACTCCTTTTGCAATTTCATCAGCCCTTTTACTAAAAGATAAAAATCCTCCTGCGGATCTAATAGGTTCTACTGGACCAATTCTTCCACCTATTTGTCCAAAATCTCTACCTGATCTACCTGTAAATACATTTCCAAATTGATTTCTTCTTGAAGATAAAATATTAGATTCTCTTCTACTTTTTATATCACCAATATTACCTCTAATATCAGATGTTAGAGGACTAGATTGACCTCTTAATCTTGCATCATTTACAGCCTGTGCTGTTTGTCTATTTAGTTCGCCTTGTATTTGTAATTTTTCATTTTGTTTTGCTGCTGATTTTATTTCTAAAGCTAATAATGCTTCTTGTAATTCAAGTTCTTGTCGTTTTGTAGATACAATTTTTTCTGCTAATATTTTATCTGCTGATTGAGAAAACTTTAAAAAACCACCTGATGTTTGTTGAATTGGTTTACTTTTTCTTGCATTTCTTTCAATAGATTTTAAAACAGGATCAACTGCTAATCCTCTTCCTTGAGCAGACCTAACACCTGTTAATAATTTATTTCCTAATGATAATTCTTTATTTAATTCTTTTTGTGCTGCAACTAATTCTTTCGCAGCTTTTTTTTGATTAGATGTACCTATAGCAGCTTCATTAAAATTTTTCTTTGTATCCCCTACAGCTTTACTTAAACTATTAAAACTTCTAATAACTAAATCATTATTCTTACCTAATAACTTCATATTTATATTTACTACCTTACTTATCTCTTCTGTCTCTTTTATTTTCTTATTAAATGCGTCTAATTTTTGAGCACCTTTTAAAGCAACAGCAATATCAACATTATAATTAGCCACTTGCTATCAGAATTAAAACATTTCTTCTATCTTACCTTGTTCTTCCTCTTAAAGCATTACTTCGTTGTGCTTGTTCTCGTTGTTTTTCATATTCTTCATTCTCCAACTCAGCAAAAGCAGCCCAACCTATCATTTCCTCAATAGTCAAAGTATCACATAATTCAGCTACAGTTTTATGTAACATCTTTGCTAATGAAAATAAAAACTTCCAATCTTTATTAGCTTTTTAAATCGGCTTTAGCCTCTTCAACCCCCTTGTCAGCACCAGCATTAACCATCGCTAACTGTATTTGTTCAAGGACAGAGGCTTCAACTTCTCTTCTTAATGAAGCCTTATCTCCATCTTGAAATAACCTATTACCATCTTTATCTAATGATTTTTCAATCATCATCTGCAAAGCATAGTCATTAACATCATCAGAGTTTGATTTCTTCTGTATTGCTTCTCTTTCTGCAATAGTTAAAGGGTGCCAATAAACAGTAAGAATAATTTCATCATTTTGTTTTACATCAAAATTGTAAAGTTGAGAAACTCCAAACCTGTTTTTGAGAAGATCAACTGCTCTTGTCATATCAAAATTATATTACTTTACTATATACTAAGCGTTAGCGGTAAATTGGCAAGATATTAAACCTAAGAAGTGTGAACTGTCATCTAATTCAATAGGAGCAGGACCAACAACATCTAATACTCTTGGGGAGCAACTAAACGTATCAGTATAATCACTGGCATTAACAGAAGTAAGACCATCTATAACAGCTTCACTAATGGATGATAGCGATGCAGTGCCTCTACCTCTAGGACAATAAACATTACATTGAATAACACCAGAATAAAAATCCTTTGAAGTACCTTGAGTTTGAGTTGTAGCCTGTGCAAAATCTACTGACATGACAACATATTTTTTATTTTTTCCTGGTGTTTTATAGATCATATTGTCATAAACCATTTCAACAGTAGGATCTACATTTGCTACTGCATCTGTCACTGCCTTTTCAAAAGCTGCTCTGGTGTTTACTAAAGTCATGGGGTTTCGTAATCAACAAATACTGATTTAGGATCTGCAAATTGACCAATTCCACCTCCTGCAAATCTGACATTTCTAGATGGATATTTTACTCCAGTTCCAAATGTAGCAATACCTAATTTGGGTTTTTTATCTGTAAATGTTTTTTGTATTAAATCTCTAAGTTTACCTTGCACATATTGAGGAATATCACTTTCATTAGAAGCGAAAGCTCTAGCAGCATACTCTGATCTATTACCAATAAATACCTTAGAAAAAGGTTTGAAATTTGGTATGTCATTAAAAAATCTTGGTTCTACTACTGCATTAGGGTTTCTTTGATTACCAGTTCCCGTAGGTCTAATAGTATTCCACGGAGAATGACTTTCTCTAGGTTGGTCTGGTCTTGGTCTTTGAGTTCCAGCAGTCCAACTTGACATAAAAAATCCAGTATCTATTGGACTAATACTTTTACTTCTCGAGGATAAGTCACTTAAAATTGCTCTGACTAAAATATTAAAATCTCTATCTAAATTACCAATAAGATCATTTTCTATATTTTCAATACCTTTACTTTTAACCATCAAAACCTCACCAAAATAGTAAACAGATAAGTTTGACCACCCTGCCTCGTATCAATATTAACTATCTGTGCAACCCTTGCAGATCCCGCATAAGTTATTGTAATCTCATCTTCAAAACTAGGTTGATTATCTCCTATCAAATCAGGTGTGATAAAAACCTTCGCCTCTCTTCTCTCTCTACCATCATCTTCAGTTGACTGCACAAATTCAACTGGTGCTTTTATATCAGAAAAAGTAGTATCTATACTTATCTCCTCTCCAGTTTCAATATTGTATTGTGAAATTCCTTTTTTTGTATAACTGATAGTTGTATCTAAAGAACTACCTAAATCAGATACAACCTGTTTTGCGACCTTTTTTAATAATGAATCTAACTGTCCTGCCATTATCCTCTCACCACTCTAGTTTGATATGTACCAGATCCACCTAACATATACGCACCTAAATAACTTTGTAACCACGGATATTTGTCCATAACATTATTAACAGTACCAACACCCTGAGTTGTTGTATTATATTTCACCTGTATATCTCCTAATTTAACTTCAGATAAGTTG